GTTGCCATCTCTTACTTTTCCTTTTCTACTACTTAACTAGTGTTCCAACTACTGTAACGTCTGTGTTATTTTCTGTAGTTGTTACACGGATTCTTACATCTGCCCCGCTAACATCAGCAGTTACTGAAAAGAGGCTTCCGTTTGTTCCAATCATTGCATATTCAGTGATTGCAACATTGTTTAGAGAATCTAGTGTTACTAGAACCTCTGATATTTCTGTGTGTGAGCTTGTTTCAGCCTTTACCAAGAACTTTCCAGAACGGTATGTTGCATGAGCAAAATCATATGCAGTAACTTGACTTGCTGTTGGAACTGAAAGTGTTGCTGCAACCTGTGTTGCCACATTATTAACATCAACTTCTGTAAAGTTTGGAACTACAGCCTCAAGAGCTGCAACTGCACGAGCATTTGTGAAGTATAGGTTTGTTGGTCCTTCTGCTAGCGCATCTGTATTAGAATCAGCTACACCATTTTCTGCAACAAAATCATAGCTTCCATTTAATGCATCATATGTTACTGTGATATTTGTCTGTGTACCTGTTGTCAATGGTGTGACCATTGCTGCTTCTGCACGAGCATTAGTAAAATACTTGTTTGTTGCTCCTTCAGAAAGATCATCAGTATCTGAGTATGCTATTACTGCTTCTACACGAGTATTGCTAAAGTATAAATTAGTTGCACCTTCTGCAATATCATCTGTATCTAGACCTGAAATTGTATTGCTTACACCAGATATAGCGTTATCTACATAGAATTTTGTTGCAGCATCTTGATTGCTTGTTGGCTCTTCAAGATTAACAATTGTCCATGTATTAACTGCATCTAGATTTGCTCCAAGAGCAATTCCATTTCCAAGAGTTTTATTAGAAAGAGTCTGAGTATCAGATGTTCCGACAAAATCTCCAGTTACTCCATGAACTCCTGTTGTAAGATCAGAGTGATCAGAAACAGCATTTGATACATATTCAAGATTTGCAAGAACGTTTACGTTTGCATTAAAGATATTTCCATCAAGATATAGTCCATATCCTGCTAGGAATGTTCCAGCACCTGAGAACTGAGTAAAGTAAATTGGATCTGTTCCAATTGTTGCAACGGTTTCTGATGTCTGTACCCAACCAGTATTTTCTTGTGTATTTCCACCTGTTACGAAGATGAAGTCACCACCATCAACTTCTGTTGGTTGATCAAAATCTGTTGCACGAATAGCAGCACCTGATGACTGAACAACATAGATACCGTTTTCAGAAGCAATGCTCTGATTCTTTACAAGAACACGATTTGTTGCTGCAAGCTGAACACCATCTATAAAATCTCCAACCATTAGGTCGTTAGATATGCTGATATTTGTTGTTGTAGCAGCAACTGCTGAAGCATGAATATGTAGACCTTCAGAAACTGCATCTACATAAGACTTCGTAGCAGCATCTTGTGCATTATCTGGATTTGAAAGATTTGTTATCTTATATGTGCCAGCATCAAGGTTTGATCCAAGAGTCTTATTTGAAATTGTTTGTGTATCTGATGTACCTACAACGTTTCCTGTTACCCCGTGAACATTAGAATGTACATCGTGGGCAGAAATTGCAGTAGAAACATCAGAATCTGTTGCTACAACTGAGTCATCAATGCGAACTGCATTGTTTGAAATTTCAAGACCATATCCTAGATGAACACTGAACTCACCAGAGTTATAATTTAGTCCGTCTCCTGCACTAACTGCAGCTTGAGCTCTTGCATTTGTGAAATATAGATTTGTTGCACCTTCGGCAAGTGCATCTGTGTTAGAATCTCCAACTCCATTTTCTGCAACAAAACTATATGTTCCACTTATAGAATCATATGTAACTGCAATGTTTGTTTGTGTTCCAGTAGTTAATGGTGTTACCATCGCTGCTTGAGCACGTGCATTTGTGAAGTATTGATTTGTTCCTTCTGCAAGATCTCCAGTATCATGATTTGAAAGGCTTGAAACTGTACCAGTTACATCACCAGTTACATCACCAATCAAGTCTGCTGTAATTACATTTGCAGCAAAGTTTGCAAATCCATCACGAAGAACAACTGCATTTGCAGTTGCATTTGATGTCGCAGATCCGCCAATCAAACCAATAATATAATTTTGGTCAGCTTGGTCTTTTGTAAGAATGTCATATCCATTGATGGTACCATTTGCACCTTCAACAATAAGACCATTCTTGATTTTAAAGTCTTTGTTGACTGTTGCCATTTTATTATCTCCTTAGTTATGCCTTAAGACCAATTCGTGCAAAACGAACGGTAATAGGCGTGATCCCCACTTGCGGAGTTACAGTTAAATTAACTGTTCCTCCCACCTTAGAGACGCTAATGGTTCCAATATTCCCATCATTGTCTATTGTTCCATACTCAGAAACATTTACATCTGTTCCATCTATTAGTATGGTCAATTCTGTTGCATAGTATTTATTATCTCCTGCAGATGTCTTTGCAATAGAGATTATGTATTTAACCATTCTCCATGTTGTTGCAGAGAAATTGTCAATTACCGTCGCATTTTCAATGCCAGTAATTGTATTTTCATTATTTCCAAATGTTCCAAGGTCAGTAGCCTGTGCTGCTACCGTATCAATTAAATCTTCGTAGTCTTCCTGAGTTGGACGATCACCAGTCTGATATTTCGTCTTAACTAGGGGAATAGTAGTTCTGGCCATGTCAGAATTATATCATAATTATTCACATTAAATCTGGCTTAAACATAGAGTTTTTATGCCAAAAAGATAATACCTGGTTTTTAGAGTTTTTATGAATTGTTTCTATATGTGACTCATTTAGAGATGATCCATGATCTAGGGAATAAGTAAAAAGCGGTATTGAATAACATAGAGCATTACTAAATATAGCTCCTTCAGATAGACACTTATATCTTATAGGCTGGCTAAAAGTATACTTATCATCAATTTTATGTTTTTTGATTAGTCTTTGTGCATATCGTCTTTTTATCAAATATACCGCCGCACTCCAGTCTAGGTATTCCCTGAGGTGTAGTCTTGGATTTACAACAAAATTATTGATAATAGCCATCTGTAAAACATCATAATCTTGAGTTACAGAATCCAGAAAGTTTTTCCAGGTAAAGCCCCAAAAATCTACGGTTTCAAAACTAACATCGTCTTCTACAATAATTGCATACTCTGATTCTGAATTTGTTAGCCAATGCTCTATAGCTTTTAAATGAGAAATAGTACATGCTGTTTCACTTTTTGAAATTATTGACTCATTAAATGGAGTACTTAGTAGGCTATTAATATCATCTTTTGATCCATCTATTGCTTCTACAAAGGTGTAGTCTGATACCCCATATTTTTCAAAATGGTCCTGTATATATTTTTTACGATCTATGGATCTTTCCATGTTTATAACGTAAACTGGACCAAACCCTTCCATTTTATTTAAACCAGTAAGTTCCAACATGCACCACCTTTACATAAGGAGCCAAATATATTTTTCCACCAAGACTCTTCCACATATCACAAAAATTGTAATCTTCAGACAAAAGTCTTTTTGATTTAGGATCAATATCTGTTCTCCAAAAATCATAAATTGTATCCCCGTGCTTTATTCCAGCCATGTCTGACTGATCTGATCTGTATGAAGCAGTGCTTTCTTTTAGTTTTTGAAAAACATCTCTTTTTATTAACATTAACCCAGTTCCTATATACTCTACTTCAACCATCTGTCCTGGATTTTCTTTTAAATATTGTCTTTGTTCATTTGATATATTTACGTTATAGATTGCTGTAAAGTTTGATAGATCTTGTTCATCATTTTTAGCAGCAGACCTTACTCTTTCCCAGTTAATACCTTTCATTGGAACAGCAGCACCAATAAGATCTACATCTTCTTCAATCATCTTTAAAACGCCCTCTGCGTTAAATCCTTGATCTGAGTCAATAAAAAGAAGATAATCATTTCCTGTTCTTAAAAATAGTTCAGTTAATGTATTTCTAGCTCTAGTTATTAATGATTCATTTGATAGGTCAGAAAAACTAACACGGTATCCCTTTTGTGAAAGTAAATTCATTAATGAGAACAGGCTCTTTAAAAATGAGTTATGACAAATTCCACCATACATAGGTGTTGCTATTGTTATACTTTTCATTCCTACCCCCTTTATTTTTTATAGAATATAGTTGCTATATCCAATAATTTGTAATCCAATTCCAGGAATGTTATTCTCATTATACCCTGGAACACGTATATCTGTAAACCTGATTCTAAAAGGTAATACTTCATTTATTAATACTATGCCCTTTGATTCAGAAATAGTAGATCTAAAAAATCCTTCATTCTCAATAAGAACAGTATTTATCTTTTGTTTATCTGTGATTATAGCTTTTGCTACCATTATGCAGTAACATCCTCAAGGATAATCATTTTTCCTTGAGCTACCGTCCAAACAATCTCATTTTGTGGCAAAGAAAGCTCAATATCAAAAATATCATTTGTTTGAAGAAGATTAGATTGTTCTGCTGTTAATGAAACTGTAAACTCTCCAGCCTGATCATCTGCGTCTGGTGCTGGAGTTAAATTTAAAATTAATGTTGCATTATCTGTAATAACCCCTGGTGTAACTGGAGCAGTTGGTCTTTTAATTTGCATCTGTATTGTCCAGTCTGCGATTGTCAATGGATCTTTATTATCATCTGTTACATATACACGAAATGAAGCAGTATCTCCACGAACAACAGTCCAAGAAACATATGGTGGTGTTGCACCAATAGAATAATTATCTGATCCTTGTCCTCTAAATGTAGCCATAGTTCTCCTATATTAATATCTTTTCTTATTATATCACCATATGACTTGTACTGATGAGTAGTTTTGTGTTATACTAGGTGTATGACACCGTTTATGGTGTCATGTGCATTTTAGGAGGAAAAACTTGACAAAAAATAAAATGCTGGTAGGGGTAATTAGTAGTTCATTCGTTTTAGTATCTATTTTAGGTGCTATGCCGTCTCATGCTACTAATAATAATTTATCTAAACAGGTAGCTGTTTCTATTGCCACCCCAAAGGTGGCTCTTTTGCTATCTAAAGAGAAAAATGAAAAAATACTTACTAAGTATGAAAATGCGACAAGTTTAACTGACAGCCAGTTGGTTGAATTACTTAAGGCGGTAGGGTTCAAAGGAAAAGCTTTAAAAACTGCTTGGGCAGTAGCTAAGGCTGAATCCAATGGTCGTCCATTTGCTTTTAATGGAAACACCAAAACTGGAGACTCCTCATTTGGAATCTTTCAGATTAATATGCTTGGTAGCTTGGGTCCAGATCGTACAGAAAAATATAATCTAGACTTATATGCTGAGCTTTTTAGCCCAGTTAAAAATGCTCAAATTGTGTACCGCATGACAAAAGGCGGTACTGATTGGAGCTCATGGTCATCCTACAATAAGGGTGCTATTAACAAGTGGCTACATAAATTTCCAAATCAATAATATTGGAAAATAACTATACCCCGTCTGAAATATGGCGGGGTATTTTTTATGATACAGATATATGAATAGATTTTAAAATTACAGAAGAATCGTTATCTGTTCTTATTTGTGGTATACCGCCAGATCCTTGAGACCTCTTGCTATCAATAAAAACGGTATGAGAAATAGTCATTTCATAGTCATACTGATATTTTAATAATCCAATATAGGTAGTAGGATAGTTTTCAGATCCTTCAATAAATGTTCTAATCCAAGCTTCTGTATTATTAGAAAATGTGTTTATTTCTAAATTATAACAAATTGTTACAATTGCTCCTATATTTACAGTTCTAAAATTTATCTTTCTAGTATTTGGATTCCATAGGGCTACAGACTCTCTTGGTAAAAAATTTTCTATTGTTTGTTTACCCTCTGCATCTACAAAAATATTAACCCATCCATCTTGACCTTTTGATGCCCCAGTTCTTACAGGTTTTCTTTCTAGATTATCATAAAGTGCCCATCCAATATTTTGCATAGATGGGGATAAAATACTTATTCCGTCTTTACCATCTTTACCGTCTCTACCGTCTTTTCCAGGATCACCCTTATCTCCCTTTGGTCCAAGTGGTCCTTGTGGTCCAGATTCCCCTTTAGGGCCTTGTATGCCCCTTTCACCTTGAGGTCCTGGAACTGCTACATATGCAGTAGCAAGTTCTTGAAAATTAGAACTTTGATCAACATTGTCAGAATATTTTCTCTTCTTTGAAGAGGATGGAAAGTCCATGCTTGTTGCCATTAGGACCCCTTATTTCTTTACTTTAAAAACCTTTTTTCCAATTTTAATAACTGGAGGAAGGTTATCTTTAACTGGCGTAACTTTTACTACTGGCATTAAAGAGTACCTCCTGGAGTAATATCTCCAATAACACATATTGTTCCAATAACTGGTGTCCAGGTAGTAATATCACCAGCGTCATCTATTGTTACCTGCAAATCAAACGGTAGCTCAGCAACCACTGATTTAAAAGATGTTCCCCAATTAGCAGTAACATCTGCTGGGGCTGATATGATCACATATCCATTTTCTGCTGTAACTGTAAGCTCATCCAAAAAATCACCTGAAGCATCATATGAAGTTGCGGCAAACTCCCAATTAGAAGTATCAAAATATGTTACTTCATCATCTTCAAAAAATTCTACCTTTAGGGTTGCAGTGTCGCCACGTACTACGGCCCACTGAATATTTGCTGGGGTTGCTCCAAGTTTTTCTAATTCGGGAGTGCACATATTGCGATTATACCATTAAATATAAGGCTGAGCCCGCTAGGGGCAGTGGGGGTGGGTAGAGAGCAACCTAGCGGGCCAGCACATTGATTATAACATTTGTTTATATTAAAAACGGACAAAAGGTATAAAAACTTTTAAACCAGACAGTATTACTAAATTGTTATAAAACTGTTATAAAGAAAAAACGGTATAAAGTAAAAAACCATCAAACCAGAGTGTATAATTGAAATATATAAAGAAAAGAATATTAAGTAAATAAGTTTTTAAAATATTTAATATATTATATATAGTAATAAAGATTACTTTTTAGAATGATCTTCTAGGTGGGAAATCATCATATCAAATACTTTGTCCATTTTTTCTTCTAGCCTTGTTACTTGATCTTTAATAGAAGATCCACTATTTGGCTTTAATTCTGATAGGATATCTTCGACGTATTTTTTCACAATCCACCTTCCAACTACTCCGACAGCACCAATAATGGATATAACTGTTAAAATGAATCCTGCCCAATCTTGTGCTGACATAAGACAAATTATATCATTATTTGAGAATAATATTAGCCAACTTGATTTACCGTCAAAATGACAGACGGTATTGATGGATGCCTGGAAGCACCAGATCCAGTTCCTGCTTCTGCTTCTAGTTTAATTGTAGCACTATCTGCACTCCACATTAATTGATAGTAGTCATTTGCATTTACATTAACAAAAAAGTTCCATGCTGCTACATAATATGGATTGTTTGTATTAACAACTACCTTTGTATTTGTATCTTCAACAGCAGTTCCATTTTTAACAAGCCAAATGTTTACTGTGCTGCCAGAACCTCCACCACCAGTATGATGCCATTGATCTGAAAATGCAATGTTATATTTACCAGCATGTAAGAAGGTAATTTTAGAATTATCAACTAATTGAATTCCACTTTCCCAATCAATATTATTAAATGTGTGTGCTTGAATTGATCCGTTTGTTCCTGTTTGATCTTGTGTGCTCCAATATGATGCAGAGTATCCAAATCCACCTGCAGGTCCTTGTGGTCCAGTATCTCCAGTATCACCTTTAGGTCCTTGTGGTCCAGTATCTCCAGTATCACCTTTAGGTCCTTGTGGTCCTTGTGGTCCAGGAATTCCAAGCTCGTCAGATGGATCTGTAAAACGTGCCATAGCTAGAACTCTAAGCTAATAGAAATAACTGCTGCATACATTCCTGAAGTAGAAGATACAGCATAAATTTTGTCGACGCCAGGAAGTTCAAAAGATATAGCATGGTTCGGCGAAATTCGATAACCATAATTAGAGCTTGATACTCCTTCGCCGCCAATATAAATATATCCACTAGATTGCGGATTTTGAATTGTAAAGTCACGGCCTGAATGAGTTCCATACGGGCTCAAAAGCACGGGGGTAGTTGTATTTAAAGCTACCAATGCATGTTGGGTCATATTGTTAGTATAACACCATAAATTGCGACGGTATAAAGCGAAGCCGAAAATAGAGCTCTTCAAACCTCCCAATAGACAAACAATGAATGTAAACATTCTATATGTCTGGATATAGGATATAATGGCTATATGTTACAGTTTGTTATAAATATGGGGTTAGCTCTTATTTTGGCTTTTGGGATATGGAGTATAATTAATAAATATGGAAAATAATAATTCAGAGGACCAGAGAGATGTTAAGCCTTGGGATTTAATTAATGGATCTCCAAGAAGCCCAAAGGAATTGGCTCAATACCGTTTTGATATTTGCAAACAATGTCCTGAATTTAGACCTGCTAGCCATACCTGCAGAAAATGTGGATGTTTTATGAAATTAAAGACTACACTAGCTAATGCTAAATGTCCATTAGATAAATGGTGATCAGGGATATTTTATATACCCCGATTTTTAAATACTCCACCATCCTCTAATAGTACCGCCCTCTACTGGGCATTTATACTTTTTAGGTTCA